CTTTAGGAAATGAATGGCATGATTCTAAATTAGGAGGAAAACTCCACGGTGTAGTTGATAAAACCGGGGATAACTCATTTGAGGACGTCTTTAATATAATACACCATGCTGATGCTTTTATTGGCATAGGCAGCGGATTAACATGGGTAAGTTGGGCTTTAAATAAACCAACAGTACTCATTTCAGGTTTCAGTGGATATAATTCAGAAATGAGAGATTGTATTCGCATCACAGCTAAACCTAGCGTGTGTAATAATTGCTTTGCTAAACATAAATTAGACCCTGGAGATTGGGAGTGGTGCCCTGAATATAAGGATACTCATAGGCAGTTTGAATGCTCAAAATCAATTACACCAGATCTAGTTAAATCTAGAATTAAACACCTCTTAAAGTAAATGTTTGGCCTTCCTAAAAATTCATATTAACTTCAACTTAATGTTTTGGTTAATAGAAACTAAGGAGAAATTAAAGGAGCTAGAGGATAAAGGACTAAGCAAGGTATTTGTAGAACTTATTCCTCTCAATAACAATATACACCCGTCACAAAATGATATTTCATGTGTGTACATTAGAGGAATAAAAGACACAAAAGGATATTTGCTTCCTATTAACCACAGTGAATCCTTTAATATAGATATACAAGATGCCTATCATTTACTCCAGGGATATGAGGAGATATTCGTTCGAGATAAGAAGGAATTTCTCCATTATATGATACTTAAGCAGTTAAGTGACATACACTTCATATCTCCTACAGATATACAGGTTAACACACCAACACAGGATTTCTACTATAAAAAACATCCAAATATAGGTAACCTTAATTCCATCATACCCATTGTAAAACATTATGAGTATTGTGAGGAACTTTACTCTCAAGTAAAACATGTGTTTGAAATGGAAAAGCCACCTTATTTTGATTTCTACAACACTCAAGCCACTAGAGCATTTTGGTGGATAGAACAAGAAGGCATCAAACTAAACCCAGAGTTATTTGAGGAACATTTTGGAACTAAGTTAGAAAGAGCATACACTCAATTTAACTTAAAAACAACTACAACAAGACCTTCAAACTCATTTGGGGGAATCAATTACGCTGCCCTAGATAAAAAGAGTGGATGTAGGGATGCGTTTGTGGCCGAAAATGATTTTCTTTTAGAAATTGACATAAGCGCTTATCACCCAACGCTAGCAGCTCAACTTGTAGGTTATAAATTTGAGCAAGGTGATATACACCAAGCATTTGCAGATATGTACGGAGTAGGATATAAGGAGGCTAAGGAACTTACATTCAAGCAATTGTATGGAGGAGTATTCACTGAATATAAAGAATTAGAGTTTTTTAAATTAGTTGAAAACTTTATAAATGAGGTAAGCAGTAAGGAAGAATATGTTTGTAAATCTGGATATGTTTTTAAAACAAACCTAAAAAAACAAACCTTATTCAACTATATACTCCAGAACACCGAAACGTATTACAATGTACTTATTTTAGAGGAGATCATTAAGATTTTGAAGGAATCTAAAACTAAAATAGTACACTACACATACGATTCATTTTTGTTGGATGTGGATAAGACAGAAAAAGATATTGTAGAAAAAATACAAGAAGTATTTAAACAATATGACTTCAATATTAAGAGAGCTTACGGGGTTAAGTATGGCTCTTTAGAACCCATATAATATGTATAACGTGACTATCAATCACATTATACCATAGATAAAAATGAATAACAAGCTATTTTGCACCTTTACCGGAGGAGAAGAGTTAGATGAGCTGGTGCAGACCATAACTGAAAGCTACGATATATTATATGGAAAAATATTTGTTTTGTATATAAAAAGCAACAACGAGTTTGTATGCACTTATAACGTTGATCCTACTACAGCAGGAGAAATTTTACCCAATACTATACTCGTTCACAGAAAAAAAGAATCTAATACTCTCTACACTATAAACGCTCTAAATGAATTAATAAAGCTGTTGAATGGGGGAGTTGTTGATATTTATTATAAAGTGAATTGGCAACATTATAAGAATACTATACTGTTGACTCAACATAATGAATTAAAACAATTAAAAACTAAAATACATAAAATTATAGAAATATGAGCTTTGATTTAAGAAAATACTTGGCCGAAGGAGGTATAGAGGCTAGGTTAAATGAAGACCACTCTGGTAATCCTAACGATAAGTATGTGGTTAAAAAATGTACTAAAAAAGAAGGTGAACCTTGGGCTGTATGGGAAGGTAAAACCCGAGTAAAAGGATTTGCTTCTAAGGCAGAAGCTGAAAAGTATGCTAAAAAGCAGAACAAGAAGCAAAATCTAAAAGAAGGCGAAGAAGCACAAGGTATGTCTGATAACGACTTCATTATGGCTTTAAATAAAGCATTCTCAGCTGCTGACGATGCTATGTTAGAAGAAGGTGAAGAAGAATTAGAAGAAGACTTATATGAGGGAGAGGAACCATTAGATGAAGAAGAAGTAGATGAAGGTAGTAGAGGTCGCCCTGCTGGGACAGGTCGTGAACGAGCAGTAAATTTTAAGATTTTTACAGGAGATAGAAGTGAAGAAAATATTTTAAGACTCCTTAAACAATTTAATAAATTATATACTAGTCCTAAAAACCCAACTCTTGACCCTAGATCTAACAAACCTAGAAAACCTTTCTCAGATGAAGATCTCCAAAACTTAGCCGAATTATTTGCTAGTGGAGAACCTATTACTTCTAAGAAAATCCAAGCTGCTATCTCCAGATATAACTCTTCAGCCCCAGCTAATGATTTTCTTAAAGTAATGGATGGATTAGGACGTTCAAAAATCACCTCAGTAGATAAAAAAGTTCAAGATTTAGATAATAAAGCAAAAAGAGCATCTGGAGAAATACCTGAGAAAAGAGGAGCGCCAAAAGGACCAAGAAATAACACAGAAGATGGTGAATCCACCTCTAGTAGTTTTAAATCTGAACCAGATGATGAAGATATAGAAGATATTGATGTATCTGATATTGACGATTACTTTAGGAGTGGAGGAGAAGATGATGATATATTTGAAGACACTATAACTGAAGAAGATATCCCAAAAATTTACTGGGAAGAAATTGAACCAGATGGCGAAAACAGACCAGATTATAAAGAAGGCACAATCCTAGGAGCCTCAGCTGATGGTCGTGAATGGCAGGCTTATGGTTATTATACTGAATTCGAGGGATTCGTAGTTATTGATGATTTAGAAGAAATACCAAGCGGTATGAGTGAATCTAAATTAGGGCAAAATGATAAATTCCTTGATAAATTTTTAAAAAAAGATTTAAATTAATAAAAATTAAATTCCTTATATAGAAAAGAAGAAGCCAACTTAGCTTGGCTTCTTTTGTCTCTATTTATATATTTAGAGTAAGTTACATTTTTAAAACAGTTATTTTATGGATTTAAATGCAATTAAAAACAAGTTGAGTTCCCTTCAACAGCAGCAAAACAAGGGAGGAGGAACAGATAAAAGTTTGTTCTGGAAACCAAGTGTGGGTAAACAAGTAATTCGTATTGTACCCAATAAGTTTAATAAGTCAAACCCATTCACAGAGGTATATTTCCATTATGGAATTGGTTCGGCTCGTACTATTTTATCTCCTATTAACTATGGAGAGAAAGATCCAATTGTAGAATTTGCTAAACAACTTCGCCAAACAAGTGATAAAGACAATTGGCGTTTGGCTAAGAAATTGGATCCAAAAATGCGTGTATTTGCACCTGTGATTGTTCGAGGTGAAGAACATGAAGGTGTAAAATTGTGGCAATTTGGTAAAACTACTTACCTTGAATTGCTGAGTATGGCAGATGATGATGATATTGGAGATTACACTGATGTATTTGAAGGCCGCGACATTACAGTAGATACTGTCGGACCAGATGTTACAGGTACTTCTTATAATAAATCATCTGTTAGAGTTCGCACTAAACAAACTCCATTGTCTGAAAATAAATCAGAAATTGAGGCTTGGTTGGAAGGTCAAAAGAATCCAATTGATGTATTCAAACATTATCCATTTGAGGAAATTAAAGGTTTCTTGCAAGAATTTTTGGCTCCTGAAGATCAAGCCCAAGAAGGAGATATTATTGATGATGAAAAGGAAGACGATCTCCCTTTTGATAATAGGGGGTCACAAAACAATTATGCTCTGAAGACTCCCCAGAAGCAGAATAAATTAGATAAATTTGACGAACTCTTCAGCTAATGGCTAGAAATAAAAAATCATTAAATGAGGCAGTTTCCTCAGAATTACAATCTAATTTTGATTTAGGTAAATTTAAGGATAAGAAACTCCTTAAATCAAACCTAAAATTTAAACCCCAAACTTGGATCCCACTCTCACCAGCATTCCAAGATGTAACTTCACTACCAGGCATCCCTATGGGTCATATTACCCTAGTAAGAGGCCACTCTGATACCGGAAAGACCACCGCCTTAATTGAGGCGGCGGTCTCCGCTCAGAAAAGAAACATCTTGCCTGTGTTCATTATCACTGAAATGAAATGGAACTGGGAACATGCTATTCAAATGGGATTGGAAGTTGAGGAAGTTGTAGATGAAGAAACAGGAGAAATCACTAATTATGATGGATTTTTCCTTTACGCAGACAGAGGAACACTTAATACAATTGAGGATGTAGCAGTGTTTATTCTAGATTTAGTAGACGAACAGAAAAAAGGTAATTTACCTTATGATTTGTTATTCCTTTGGGATTCAATCGGTTCTGTACCTTGTGATTTATCAATTCGTTCAAATAAGAACAACAATGAATGGAACGCAGGAGCTATGTCTACTCAATTTGGAAACAACGTAAACCAGAAAATCTTATTGTCCCGTAAAGAAAGTAGCCCATATACTAATACTCTAGTTTGTATCAATAAAGTATGGACTGCTAAAGCAGAAACTCCTATGAGTCAACCTAAATTGATGAATAAAGGAGGATGGGCAATGTGGTTTGACGCTACCCTAGTAGTCACTTTTGGAAATGTATCAAACGCTGGTACTTCTAAAATTAAAGCTATTAAGGATGGTAAACAGGTTGAGTTTGCTAAACGTACTAATCTTCAAATTGATAAAAACCACATCAATGGTGTTACCACTAGAGGTAGAATCATTATGACATCTCATGGGTTTATCAATGACGATGATAAGGAACTCAAACAGTACAAGAGTGATCATGCTGCTGAATGGAGTAAAATTTTAGGAGGTGGAGACTTCAATGTAGTTGAAGAAGACACAGACGAAATCCAAGATATTACCTCATACTCCCAGGAACCAGATTAAGATGGGGAAAAAAGAATACCTTGATATGCTCAATAATATTGAGCAGGGCACTGACTCCCCTAAATTAAACAGGCACGATCGTGTTTTAATTATTGATGGGTTAAATTTGTTTTTAAGAAATTTTGCTGTACTTAATTTCATTAATGAACAAGGAACTCATATAGGTGGATTAGCTGGTTTTCTAAGGTCTCTAGGTTCCCTGATTAAACAGATTCAACCAACTTCTGTTTATGTTGTATTCGACGGTGTAGGTTCTTCCACTAACAGGAAGAACTTACACTCCGATTACAAATCAGGTAGAAGTGGCCAAGTAGTCAACTGGGATATATTTGATAACCCTGATGACGAACATGATGCTAAAATAGACCAAATAACCCGCCTAATCCAGTATATAAAATGCCTACCTGTTAAGACCATATCAGTTAGCAAGGCTGAAGCTGATGACGTTATTTCCCATTTATCTCACATATTAGATACTAAGTATGACTCAAGAGTTGTAATTGTTTCTAGTGATAAAGACTTCCTTCAACTGATAAATAAAAACATAGTTGTCTACAGACCTATTGAAAGAGAATTCTATGACGTTAAGACTGTAATACAAAAATTTGGAGTACCTCCTCATAATTTTATTTACTATAAAACCTTAGTTGGAGACTCTTCAGACAAGATTCCAGGAGTAAAGGGTATTGGTTCTAAAGGTGTATTGAAGAAATTCCCTGAACTATCAGGCCCACCACTCAAATTAGATGATATATTTGATATAAGTGAGAAAAAACTTAAGGAAGGTATAGTGTATCCTCGAATTATCCAACATTGGGATGAAGTACAAAAATATTATAAAATAATGGACCTAAAAAATCCATTGCTTGATGAGAAAGAAAAAGAATTTATAAATAGTAAAATTGAGGAGAAAGTAGCTAGTTTACACGTATTAGGTTTCTTATCTTTATATGAAGAAGATGGCCTAAACCACGTGATTAAAAACACTGAATTTTGGGTTAAGGATAATTTCGCTAATTTACAAATATATGACTCTTAATACTTTACAAAATTACGGTTCTGGGTTTCAAATAAAGGTGTTATCTTCATTGCTAACACATAAAGAATTCCTACAGAATATCAATGATATTTTGAGTGACGAATACTTCGATAACCAAGCCCATAAATGGGTTATTCAACAGATACTTCAATATTATGATAAGTACCACACCACACCTACAATGGAGGTACTTAAAGTAGAAATGAAGAAGGTTACAAATGAAGTACTTCAACTCTCAATAAAAGAACAACTTAGAGAAGCATACCAAGCATCAAATGATGATTTAGAGTATGTGCAAGAAGAATTCTCTACATTTTGTAAAAACCAACAACTTAAAAAAGCATTGTTAAACAGTGTAGATTTACTTAATGCTGGAGATTATGATTCTATTAGAGTGTTAGTTGACAATGCTCTAAAAGCAGGAGGAGATAAAAATATTGGCCACGAATATAACAAAGACACAGAATCTAGATACCGAGAAGAAGCTAGAAAAATTGTACCTACTCCTTGGGGTAAGTTTAATGACTTGATGCAAGGTGGTTTAGGCAATGGAGATTTTGGTTTGATATTTGGTAATCCTGGAGGTGGTAAATCATGGAGCTTAGTTGCTTTAGGAGGCCACGCTGTAAAATTAGGATACAATGTTTTACATTATACTCTTGAATTAAGTGAAGATTATGTAGGCCGTAGATATGACGCTTTCTTTACTAACATTGGAGTAGACCAAATTGAAAAACATAAAGATAAACTCCCAGAAATGGTAAATAAACTACCAGGCCAGTTGATAATTAAAGAATTTCCAACAGGAAGAGCAACTGTTTCAATGGTTAAGAGTCATGTACAAAAATGTATTGACCTTGGAATTGAACCTGACTTAGTAATTATTGATTATGTAGATCTTCTTTCGTCAAAGAAACGAGTTCAAGACCGTAAAGGAGAGATTGATGATATTTATTTAGGCACAAAAGGTTTAGCTAGAGAACTTCAAATACCTATTTGGTCCGTGTCACAAGTAAACAGAGCGGGTGCTAAAGATGATGTAATTGAAGGAGACAAAGCAGCCGGTAGCTACGATAAAATTATGATCACAGACATCGCCATATCATTGTCAAGAAAGAAAGAAGACAAAATAAACGGAACAGGAAGATTCCATGTGATGAAAAACAGATATGGAATGGATGGAATGACATTTTCAGTTAAAGCTGATACATCTACTGGCCACTTTGAAGTCCTTGATGAACACTTCGATAATGATGAAAGCATACCAAACCAAAGGATAGAAGGTACAGATTTCAATGTTATGGAACGAGACCTTTTAGCTCAACAATTTTTCAAACTTAGCAACTAAAATATTTTAAAAATGGCAAACAGCAAACTATTGCAGGAGAGAATCGTCTACAAACCCTTTGAATACCCAGAGGCATTTGACTACTGGCTTAAACAACAACAGGCACATTGGCTTCACACTGAAGTTCCTATGATGTCTGATTTAAATGATTGGAAACAAAACTTAAATGAAACTGAAAGAAATATAATTGGTTCTATTTTAAAAGGTTTTGCCCAAACTGAAACAGTTGTAAACGATTATTGGAGTGGATTAGTTACAAGATGGTTTCGTAAGCCTGAAATAATTATGATGGCCACCACATTTGGGGCTATGGAAACAATACACGCAGAAGCATATTCTTTATTAAATGAAACACTTGGATTGGATGACTTTAGTGAATTCCTCGAGGATGAAACTACAATGGCTAAAATTGAAAACCTTATGTCAATTAGGGATAGTTTTGGTAGCGAAAAAGATTGGCACGAAATCGCAAAATCTCTTGCAATCTTCTCAGCATTCACAGAAGGAGTTAACTTATTTTCGTCCTTCGCCGTACTACTCTCTTTTAAGATGCGAAATAAACTTAAGGGAGTGGGTCAAATTGTTGAATGGTCTATTAGAGACGAATCAATGCACTCAGAAGCAGGATGCTGGTTATTTAGAACACTTATCAAGGAAAACCCTGAGCTCAAGACTCCAGAGCTCGAAGCCGCTATAAACGAAGCAGCTTTACTTTCCCTTCAACTTGAACTTAATTTTATTGAAAAAGTTTATGAGCTTGGAGACCTTGAAGGTTGTACCAAGAATGACTTAATTCATTTTATCAAAAATAGAGTTAACGCTAAATTAGGTGATTTAGGTTACAATGGAATCATTGAAAATGTTGATATGGATGCTGTAAACAGAATGAAGTGGTTTGACTCACTTTCTGCCGGCAAACAACACACAGATTTCTTTACTAAC